GCGTTTCTCCAGAGGAAGAGGCAGAACTCAACAACCAGGTATACGACTCCGGAGTTCTTTCAGGCACCAGCAGCATGAGCGTCAGTGCAAATTCAGCTGATGGTTCTCAGACATTCGGTGGCATGGCGTACTATCGCCCATCGACTGGAGCCTATAGCAATTCACAATCTACACAGGTAGCCGATACGATCGTCAATAACACGATCGTTCCGTATATCCGTTCACGCAAGATTTACTTCAAGGCAACTGGTCTGAAGCCAAATTCACGTGTCTATGCCTTCTTCGATGGAGTAAACATCGGAAGTTATGTCAACGCTCCAATGTCAGGCGGAGTCCACACGACTACATTCAATAACTACACTATAAATCCTGACGACAGGAATTATGTTGACCTGACATCGCATCCATCTGGTGCCACTGCAAATCTTCAGACCGATGCAGCCGGTCAGATCATCGGATCGTTCATTATCCCGCACAACTCGGCGTTGAAGTTCCGGACAGGTGAACGCATCTTCCGAATCGTTGACAACAACCTGAACAGCACCGACAGTGCCTTCACGTCTGCAGAAGCGATCTACCGCGCAACTGGAATCTTCGTACCGGCTCCAACTCCGGCCACTCAGCCTCCTGTCGTAATTCCGACGCCAAAGCCTGGTCCTGCCCCGTTGGTCGCTCCATTTGTCGGTCTCAATGTTCAGGGACGTAGTCCTAAGTACTCCGGAATTCCATTCAACTTTGAGTGTGCAACCTCGGCAACCGGATATGGAACGCTTACATCGTTCGGTGTTGAAGAACGTTCCAATGCTGGAGATCCTAACTTCGGATACTGGGTTAACCTGGCATACCAGAGTGGATCTACTTCTGGCGGGTACAGCGCAAACGCAGTCTTCCGCATCTCGCCGGCGCTTCCTGGAACATATCAGGTCAGAGCCAAGGCGGTCTGGAATGGAGTCACATACTACTCGAATACTGTGGTATTCACCGTTGCTGAGCCTCCAGCAAACCTATCTTCACTTCCTGAATCCGAGCGCTATAACTAAAATCTATGAGCAGCAACGTATATCTTTCACAGGCACAGATCGCTTCGCTACAACAGGCGAAGACCTACGTCGATCCGGTCGCGCAAAGCTTCATCGTAGATTCTCCAGGTGGAGCTTTCCTCACGTCGATCGATCTATACTTCGCCTCAAAGGATTCTACACTGCCAGTGACGCTCGAGATTCGAGAGATGGAGAATGGAATTCCGACAGGAATCATCATCCCGTTCTCTACAGTGACGGTCAATGCAGCAGACGTGGCCACCAGCGCAAACGCCTCGATCGCCACCAAGTTCACGTTCTCGGCGCCAGTATTCTTGCTTGATACCAAAGAATATTGCTTCGTGGTCAATGCAAACTCGCGTAACTACAAGATCTGGGTTGCCGAGACTGGAAAGAATGACGTCACGAATACTGCCTTCTCTATCACAAAGCAGCCATATGCAGGTGTGATGTTCAAGTCTCAGAATTCATCGACCTGGATTCCAGAACAGAATCTGGACATCAAGTTCCTGATTCGCAGAGCCGAATTTGCGACCGCCGGCGATATCATCCTGAATGAGGCTCCTATTCCAGTCGTTACGCTAGATTCAAATCCGCTTTATACCTATAGCGGTACGAAGAACATCCGAGTTTTCCATAAGGACCATGGCCACTTCGCCGGTGCATCCGAGGTCACAATCGCTGGGCTAGTTGGAGCAACATCTTACAACGGAATCCTGGGAAGCGAGATCAACGGGACACATACTGTGGTCAGTGTAGAACGAGATTCCTATACGATTCAGGTCACGGCTGCTAGCAATGCAAGCGCAAGCGGCCGAGTTGGAGGTTCTGCCGTCACAGCCACGGAGAACCGAGCGTTCGATGTTCTCTATCCTAGTGTTCAGCAGCTTTCGTTTAAGAATACTCAGGCAAACTGGTTCGTGCGCACGACGAGTGGACAGTCCTTGGCTGGAAGCGAGATTCCTCATTCCCTGAGCCAGTACTATCAGATCCCGGTCAATCAGAACGTAGAGATGAACTATCCTCAGGTAGTTCGTGCAGTCAATACTGCTAGTCCAACGACCAAGAGCTTCTACTTAAAGGGAAGCCTTAGCACGAGCCAGACCACGCTGTCTCCGGTAATTGACCTGAACCGTACATCTGCAATTGCAATCAACTATCGTCTGGATCGTCCGATCGGATCAGCACAGACTGGATATAACGTGGTTGAAAATTACCAATCCGAGACAGTCGGTACCGGATCCTCTGCTCTGTCAAAATACATCACTCGCCGAGTTGACCTGGCCACAGCAGCTTCTGCACTTCGTATCTTCCTGTCCACTAATCGTCCGACGGGATCATACATAGACGTTTACTACAAGGTAACTGACAACATCGACGCCAATTTTGATGCTCTTCCATGGTATCTGGTCAATCCGATCGACTCAGTTCCGATCACGGACAATGCTGGAGAATATACGGACGTTGAGTATGCCGTGACCGAAGCTGCCTCAGGAATTTCCAACAAGAAGTTTGTGGCCTTTGCCATCAAGATCGTCTTTACTGCGACTAATAGCGCTGCAGCACCTTCTTGCTCTGATCTGAGAGCGATCGCAGTCACGTGAGTTCCCAAAAGGCTCCATATTCGGTGGTCAAAGAAGATCCGTCGCTTATTCGCGACGGCTATTCCAGAGCTATAATAAATAGGAATACCAACGACTATCTCCGCCGCCTGATCGCGAAACAGACCTTCGAGAACAAGGAAGCGGAGATCCAAAAGCTCAAGTCAGACGTAGAGGAGCTAAAGGCGATGGTTCAAAATCTACTGCAATCCCAGTCAAAGTAAAGTACTCAAATGCCAACTGAAGTCCTACGTTCCGACACATTCGAGCTGTGGCGCCAAAAGACCAATACGATCTCCTCAGATCTTGGTACAAGGGGTGACCTATCGGTCAACATCACGGCCAACGGATCCCTCGTCACTGCCATCAATGAGCTTCAGTCTGACATCGGAGTCGTAGGGAGTCTGTCGACCTTCACGGCGACCGATCTGGTTTCGGCGCTGAATGAGCTAAAGACCGGAAACACTGTAACAATCAGTGGCACAAAGACATTCTCGTCGAACCTCAACCTTTCGACTGGTCTGGCATTTACGATCAATGGCACCTCGGTACTGAATGCCACGACACTCGGATCAGGCGTCGTCAATTCGTCACTCACTTCTGTCGGCATAATCGGATCTGGCACGTGGCAAGGTGCGGTAATTGCATCAAATTACGGCGGCACCGGCGTAAATAATCAGGGCCGTACGATCACGTTAAACACAGGAAATCTGACGCTTATTGCTCAGGCAGCAGGATCCACGGTTACCGTTCCTGCCAGCGGAACGCTGGCGACTCTGGCAGGATCTGAGACGCTGACGACTAAGACGATCAACCTGGCCAATAATACGTTGACCGGAACACTGGCCCAGTTCAATACTGCTCTTTCGGATGACGATTTTGCTGGTCTGGCTACAGCGCAAACACTGACGAATAAGACTATTGCGCTAGGAAGCAATACGATCACAGGAACTCTGGCGCAGTTCAATACGGCTCTCACCGACGACGACTTCGTAGCCATCGGCGCTTCCCAGACTCTGACGAATAAGAGCTTGACCGATGCCAATACCTTCATCATCGACGATGCTGCTCCGACAAAGAGAGCTCGCTTCGAAGCTTCTGGAATTACTGCCGGGCAGACACGTGTCCTGACGATTCAAGACAAGGATGGTACGGTCGCCACAACGGCCGATACAACCTTCATCGGTACGACTTCCATCACTCTTAGCCGCGGAAGCGGAAATCTTGCTCTGGCCGGAATTTCATCTGTTGCTTTCCCAGGTTCTACTTCCGGAACAGTGACTCTTCAACCTGTCGCAATTGCAGGTACTACCACTCTCACGATGCCGGCTACGACCGGCACGATCATCACGAGTGGCGACACTGGTACCGTTACGAATGCGATGCTAGCCGGTTCGATCGCCAACGGCAAGCTTTCGAATAGCAGCGTCACATATAACGGCGTAACTGTTGCTCTTGGTGCATCTGGAACGATCACGGCAAGTACCACGAACGCGTTGACTCTCGGCGATGGATTGACCGGAGGTAGCTTTAATGGATCTGCTGCAGTAACTACCACTGTAGATTCTACCATCGCTCGTCGCGCTGACACGCACTTCATCGGAACAACGTCGGTTGCACTCAACCGCACAAGTGCAAATCTGGCCTTGACAGGAATCTCATCCGTCACACTTCCTGGCGCCACTTCCGGAACTATCGTGCTGACTCCTGTAGCAGCTGCCGGCACGACCACGATCACTCTTCCGGCTACAACCGGCACCCTTGTTACGACCGGTGACAGCGGAACGGTCAGTAATACGATGTTGGCGAATAGCTCAGTTACTGTAAATCCGGGTACGGGAATGAGCGGTGGTGGAAACGTTGTGCTAGGTGGCACCATTACGCTGACTAACTCGGATCGCGGGTCGTCTCAAAATATCTTCAAGAATATCGCCGTCAGCGGACAGACGACGATCGCGACCAATTCCAATACCGATACCCTGAATGTGGCTATCGCGACGGTCGATGCTTTAGCTGGACTGACGATCACGACAAATGCGACAACCAAGACCCTGACGATCGGTCACGCCGATACCTCAAGCCAGGCTAGTTCTTCAAATAGCGGTGGAACAGTCATACAGAGCATCACACTTGATACGTATGGCCACGTCACTGGTCTGGCAACGGTTAATGCTGGTGGATTGTATCAGCCTTTAGATGGCGACCTCACAGCGATCGGAGCGATCGCCGATGGCTCTACCGGCTATCTAAAGAAGGATGGAGCAAATACTTGGTCACTGGACACGACGGTCGTAACGACTGCTGGAAGTCAATCTCTGACAAATAAGACCTACAGTGGCTCGTCGCTCACGGTCACGACCGCTCAGGCTCAGGGAAGTCCGATTACGGTGTCTCGTGTCACGAATACGACATACGCCTCTAACCTGCAGGATAGGTTCTTTGTCGATTCGAATGGAAACGTGACGATCAAGGGAGACCTTACTGTCGCGGGCAATACGTCGATCAGTTCGTCCACCCTTTCTCCTCTGTGGGGAAATGTCACAAATAAGCCTACTCCGACCTATACCGTAGAACTCACTGGAGGCCCAGTGACCGGAAGCGCTACGAGCACTGCCTCAGAGGTAGGGTCGTCAGTCACGATTTCGCTGACGAATGTAGCGATTACTGACGGTGCAGTTACAACTACAAAGATCGGCGATGCCCAGGTCACAAATGCAAAGCTTGCATCCGGAATCGATATTGCAAAGCTTTCGGCCTACACATTTGCGGTCAGCGGATCATCTGGTCTATCTGCCGGAGGTACTGCAAATCTCGGCGGTACGGTCTCGCTGACAAATACTGATAGGGGTTCGTCTCAGAATATCTTCAAGAATATCGCAGTTGGTGGACAGTCCACAGTCGTTGCCGATAACAATGATGATACGTTGACACTCGCTACCGACGGATCTTTGGTCATCACCACGAATGCGACATCCGACACGATCACGCTCGTTCATGCTGATACCTCTTCTGTAGGAAATCTGTCCTCTGACAATTCTAACGGTGTCGTTCTGCAAGATATCGCGTTCACTTACGACACTTATGGTCACGTTCTGACTTCAGCAGTTGCTACAACCGATCTTGACTCTCGTTATCTCAGACTCTCTAATGCAACTCAGCAAACGATCGGGACTGGAGATGTTCTATTTTCGGGAAATGTCAGTGTCAGTGGTAATCTGACCATCAATGGCACGACCACAACAGTCAATTCAACCACTGCAACTGTTAAGGATCCGATCATCACTCTCGGTGGAGCGGATGCAGGAGCTGCTGCCGTTACTGATGATAACAAGGATCGTGGTATTGAGTTCAGATGGCACAACGGTACCGCTGCGAAGACCGGATTCTTCGGGTACGACGATTCTACCGGCTACTTCACCTTTATTCCGGATGCTACGAATACTTCTGAGGTATTCAGTGGAACTCAGGGAGATATTCAAGCCGCCAATTTCCGTGGAGCTCTTATTGGAAATGCAACGACAGCTTCAACCTGGCAAACCGCTCGTACTTTCACGATCGGCAATACCGGCAAGTCTGTAAACGGTTCTGCAGATGCAACATGGACATTGGCAGAAATTGGCGCGATTGGCCCAAATGGAAACACTACGGGTCAAGCTGGATCTGTCGCGAATGCGCTGACGATTGGTGCTGGGTTGAGCGGTACGTTAAGCACCTATAACGGTTCGGCGGCGGTTACCATTAGCCACTCCGACACAAGTTCTGCTGCAGATCTAACTGCATCGAGCCGCAGATATGTTACTGGTCTGTCATTCGACACCTACGGCCACGTTACGGGTTACACGACTGGCACAGAAACAGTCGTCGACACAGACACGAATACCACGTACTCCATCAAAGCGACTGCTCCTGGTACAGGTGGTGGAGCGTTCCTTGACCTCGATGCCGGTGGATCTGGAAGTGGTACCGATAGCGTCAGATTCATAGGATCCGGGTCCGTTACAGTATCGCGCACAGATGCAGATACGATTACGATCACTGGAGCTACTTATGTCACTGCTGTTGGAGCAACTTCTCCAGTTGCATCGACCGGCGGCGCCGCGCCAGTGATCAGCCTGAATGCTGCATATGGAGATACTCTGAATCCATATGGCACTAAAACCGCCAACGTTGTCTTGGCCGGTCCTGCAACTGGAGCAGCGGCTGCTCCGACATTCCGAGCACTTGTCGCGGCAGATATTCCTACTCTCAATCAGAATACAACAGGATCTGCTGGGTCTCTGGTCAATGCACTAACAATCGGAACCGGTCTTGGCGGTGTATCGTATAATGGATCTTCTGCAGTCACGATCACTAATACCGATAAAGGTTCTGACCAGAATATCTTCAAGAATGTTGCACTGAGCGGAACTGGAACAAATTCTATTACTTGCGTAGCAGACGCTAATAACGATACTCTCACGCTTTCGGCATCTTCAACAAGTGGAATTTCCATTTCGGCAGATGCTACTACCGATACCATCACGTTTACCAACACGGGAGTCACTGGAATTACGGCAAATCTGGTGCCTTCTGGCGGATCTTTTGGAGGAGCCGGTACTATCAACTTCACAGGTACTGCAAATCAGGTCCATCTTAACTCCTCCGGTTCTACATTAACATTCTCAGCTCCACAAAATATCCATACCGGAGCGACACCAACGTTCGCCGGAATGACATTGTCCGGATTGACCGGATACCTCAAGGCAAATGGCGGAAGTGCTCTTACGGCATCCTCTACGATTCCTTCGGCTGATATCAGTAATACAAGCTTCGTTGATCTGACGACTTCTCAAGCTGCAAGCGGAGTAAAGACATTCAATAACGCTGTACTGTGCAAAGAAAGTCTAGAAATCCATAACTTTAATCTAGTGAATGGACTTTGGTTCATGAAGTCGGATTCGACGTATCCGTACAGAGTCATTCTGACTGGTAATAATATCTCTCACCTTATCGGTGGCACTAGCGTCTATACATTATTATTTCAAAACAATAACGGCAGTCTGTCATTAAAAGCTAATGGAACTGTAGAGGCTAGCTCCACTGTCCAAGCAACTGGATTTAAGACTGCTAGCGGAACTTCTGCTCAGTTCCTGAAGGCAGATGGATCAGTCGATAGCACCACATATCTTACATCAGCCGTCACAAGTCTGACTGGCACAACCAACCAGGTCACAGTATCTGCTTCAACAGGATCAGTCACGCTATCGCTGCCGCAGAACATCAGTACTACGTCAAGCCCAACATTTTTTGGAGCAACACTAACTGGATTAGCTGGATATGTCAAGGCAAGTGCTTCAGGAGCTCTGGGCACTTTGACAGCGTCAACTACTGTGCCTTGGTCAGACGTCAGTGGTGCTCCATCATTCCTAACAACAGCTGTTACAAGCTTGACCGGCACAACCAACCAGGTCACAGTATCTGCTTCAACGGGATCGGTCACACTGTCGCTTCCGCAGAGCATCAGCACGGTGTCTTCCCTTCAGTTTGGATCTCTAGGTATCGGTACTCCTGCATCCGGGGCAACAGGAGAAATCCGCGCCACGGATAATATCACCGCATACTATACCTCTGACGAGCGCTTAAAGACAAACGTCCGTCCAATTGAGAATGCTCTGGATAAAGTTTCACAGATCGATGGTGTCATCTACGACTGGAACGATACCTACAAGAAGGATCACGGTGATGTGGATGGATACTTTGTTCGCCCAGATAATTCCGGAGTCATTGCTCAGCAGGTCGAGAAGGTCTTCCCGAACGTCGTGGCGAATCGCGCAGATGGATTCAAGGCCGTCCGTTACGAGCTACTGGTTCCTCTGCTGATCGAGGCCATCAAGGATCTGAAGGCTGAGATCGAGGCGCTGAAGGCTCAGAAATAAAACTATAAATAGAGCCAATGGCCGTATACGCAAACATTCCGATCGATCAAGGGTCTGACTTCACGTCTGATGTGACGGTTGAGGGAAGCGATGGCATCATATTCAATCTGACTGGATATACCGCCAGAGGACAGATACGCAAGTCCTATGCCTCTAGTACTTCGATTCCATTCGTTACAGCGATCAATACTCCGAGCAATGGAAAGATCACGATCTCTCTGACGTCAACCACTACTGCAGCTATGAAGCCAGGAAGGTACGTCTACGACATCGAGATCGTACAGACCGGCACGAACAAGGTGACTCGGGTCGTTGAGGGCCAGGTCGAAGTCAATCCAAGGGTCACGCGCACATGAGCGGAATAGGAGGCGCAGTATTCCAGACACCGGCCATCAAGGCATCGCTGAGCAATCTTTCGTCCGTACAGGCCAGAACAGTTGCGATCGGAGCTCCGAAAGCGTTGTCTGACCTGTCAGATGTCGAGATGGGATCCGTTGCAGATGGAGCACTTCTGGTTTACAACGGTACCTCTGGAAAATTTGTCGCCACCGTGGAATTGAATAATCAAAATACCAAGATCATCGGCGGAAGCTTCTAATACATTACTACCATGCCAGGAACAATCATCAAAACCAAGTATAGCGATATCACGAATCAGCCAGCACCAGACGCATTGGCGCATTCGGAGCAAGCTTACTCTTTCGCCTCAAATCGCCTCTTCATCGGTAAGACGAGCGGTGCCACGGTAGATCCGATCATCATCGGTGGTAAGTACTACACCGACATGATGGCTCAGACGCCCGGCGTCCTGACAGCCTCATCCACGATCATCGTTGACCAGTACAAGTGGGTCGATCACCTGATCACGGGTGGAATCAAGCTCACAACGTCCAATGGTTCTGGACAAGAACTGACGACAGTCGTCACATCTATCGGTTCGGGCGCGGCTAACAATGAGCTGCCAACAGCGGCTGCCGTCAAGAGTTATGCCGACTCAGTTGCCGCGGCCCAGACTCTCAATTCTCTGGCTGATACCACGATTGATACCCCACTTGATGCTCAGGTTATCATCTACGACAGTACAGCTCAACAGTGGAAGAACCAATCTCTCAGCAACGACCTGACGATCTCCAAGAGCGGAGTCGTCACTCTGGCTAATACCGGCGTCACTGCTCAGACCTACGGTTCATCGACGGCGATCCCTGTCCTGACGATCGATTCTAAGGGTCGGGTTACGATCGCCACGACTGCAGCACTGGCTACATCGCTTTCAATCGCCGGTGACACCGGGACAGACGCGGTCTCGCTACTGACCGACACCCTGACGTTCGTCGGTGGTACAGGAATCACCTCGACGGTCACTAATAACACTGTTACACTGGATCTTGATGGAACGGTTGCCCGTAGTACCGATACACTCAATTACTTTAGCGCCACAACATCGGCTCAACTTGCCTCAGTCATCTCGGATGAGACTGGTACAGGCAAGCTGGTGTTCGCCACGAGCCCAGTATTCAGCACAGACGTCACGACGGACAGCCTGACGTTCTCTGTCTTCAACACCAACGCTACCACGGTCAGTGCCTTCGGTGCAGCCACGACTCTGGCGATCGGTGCTACCTCCGGTAATACAACGGTCCGCAACAACCTGATCGTCTCCGGAACTTTGACGGTCAACGGTAATACTTCGACGGTCAACTCGACGGTCACTCAGCTGACAGATCCGGTCATCCTCCTGGCCCAAGACTCTCTGGCGGCCGGTGACTCAAATGACCGTGGCGTCAAGTTTAACTACGGCGACGGCGCTCAAGTTCAGACCGGATTCTTCGGTATGGACATGCAGACTGGCCGCTTTGTGTTCAAGGCGACCGGTGCGACTTCCACAAACCCAGAGAACTTCAGCACCCCATGGTCGGATGCGCAGTTCGGTGAGATCTACGGAACCGGCGGTACTCTGGGCAACGTCACCGTTGGAGTCGCTACGGACAACACCATCACCACGACCAGCGGAACATTGGTCATCGATGCCGCTAACAATACCGTTCAGATCGATGCCGATGCATCTATCACCGGAACACTTGGTGTTACTGGAACAGTCACATTGACGATTCCACTCGGTGTATCCTCTGGTGGTACTGGACTATCAAGCTACACCGGCAAGGGAGTGTTTGTCTCCAATTCTGCCGGTACTGCGGTATCATTTGTCACCGGTACATCACAATTCGTAGCGTTCGACGCGACCGGTACCCCAATTGCTACTGCCACCATTGATGGTGGCACCTTCTAAAGAGATAGAACACCCCTGCCCTAAATTATAAATAGGTGGACTGAGTTTTTACTCGGTTCACCTGTTTTAGTTTAATCTGCTGGAGTTTTTACTCGTACTTTATGGCAAACAACATTCTTCTCAAGAAGTCCTCGATTGCGGCAAAGGTTCCTACCACATCCGACCTGGACTACGGCGAGCTCGCGCTCAATTACGCGGACGGAGCTCTGTATTACAAGACGTCTGGCAACAGTATTGCCAGGCTGAATCCTCCGGAGTCGATCGGATTCGCCAATGTGGCGGTCAGCGGTCAGAGCACGGTCACCGCAGATACTGCGACTGGCACACTTACTCTGGCAGCAGGCAATGGCGCCATCACCCTGACCACGAATTCTGCGACTGACACGGTCACGATCTCTCACACTGACACCTCGTCGGTGTCGAACCTGTCTTCGGACAACTCGGCTGGAGTTGTTCTGCAAGACATCGCATTCACTTTCGATACGTACGGACACGTTCAGACGGCCACGGTTGCCACCACAAACCTAGACAGCCGATACCTGCAGTCAGAATCCGACACACTGGCTACTGTTACTACGCGCGGTGCAACGACAACTAACGCTATTACTGTCGGTGGATTGACAGTCAACGGTGATGCTTCTATCACCGGTGATGTCAGCGGAATCGATTCGCTAACATTTGATACCACGGCGACCGAGGCAAATGCGGTCGGAAAGCTATATTGGAATGCAAACGATGGCACGTTGAGCTTTGGATTGGTTGGTGGTAATTCAATCAATCACATCGGACAGCATCTCACGAACTATGTCTATAACGATGATACCACGACAATCAATAAGGGTGAGGTCGTGTATTTGTTTGGTGCTCACGGAGATCGCGCATCTGTCAAGAAAGCATCAAATGCATCCGAGGCAACATCCTCGAAGACTGTTGGAGTGGCATCAGAAAACATTGCTCCAGGTGCTGTTGGATTTGTGGTCTCGCACGGTGTTGTCGATGGCCTGAGTCTAGGCGCGTATAATCCAGGCGATCTGGTATATCTAGGCACCACTCCCGGCACGATCACTACGACTCTTCCGGTTGCTCCGTATCATACAGTATTCGTGGGTGTCATTGCTCGAGCAAACAACGGAAACGGTCAGCTGTTCGTAAAGATTCAGAATGGTCTGCAGATTGACGAGTTGCACGACATTCAAATTATCGGACTTGCTAACAACGACTCGTTGTTCTACGATTCGGCCACGTATGTCTGGAAGAATACGACTCCGACGAATGCCCGTACCAAACTGGGATTGGGCACGATTGCGACACAGAATGCGAATACTGTAGCAATCACTGGTGGAGCAATCGATGGTACACCGATCGGCGCAACGACTGCGAGTACGGGCAAGTTCACCACGTTGCAGACCACAGGCAACGTTACTGTTGGAGGAAACCTGACAGTCACGGGAACGACCACGACAGTCAATACTCAAAATCTTACTGTGTCCGACAATATGATCTATCTGAATAACGGTATTCAGACCACGATCTCTACTGTCTCTGGCTCAGGTACTGTCATCACATATACCACAGTCGAGGCGCACAATTATTCTGCTGGAATGTCAGTCACAGTGACTGGTGTCAGTCCTACACAGTACAACATCAGCAATCAGACAATCACTGGTGTCGGAACATACACCTTCACTGTTGCTGGATCTGCGACAGGAAGCTATGTCTCGGGCGGAACTGCTCGCGCAAAGAGCGGAGCAAATCCTGATCTTGGATGGGCGGCAGGATACAACGATGGCACGTACCACCATGCTGGATTTTTCCGTGATGCAACAGATGGATACTTCAAGGTATTCAAGGACTACACGCCTGAACCTGATGCAGACATCTACATCAATACGAGCGATGCCTCGTTTGCGTTGGCTGACATTCAGGCTGCTAACTTCCGCGGCGCACTGGTCGGAAATGCTGATTCTGCTACGATCCTAGCATATAACCGCACGATCAACGGCGTGACCTTCAACGGCAGCGCTAACATCACAATTACTGCCAATACCACGAATGCTCTGACGATTGGATCTGGTCTGAGTGGAACTAGCTTCAACGGATCATCAGCGGTCACAATCACAGTAGACAATACCGTGGCACGTGTGAATGATGTTCACTACATCGGTACGACCAGCATTGCGTTGAATCGAGCATCTGCTGCTCAATCGCTGACAGGCATCAACGGTATTACCTCAGATACTGCAACAGATCTTACACTTGGCGCAGGATCAGGTATTGTTACTACCGCGGGTATTCTAAAGACTACGAATACTACTGCATCATCATCCACGACTACTGGCTCGTTGGTTGCAGCAGGTGGACTGGGTGTCGCGGGCGCTGCAAACATTGGTGGCGCTACCAGTATTGGAACAACGCTCGGAGTGACCGGTGATTCCACATTTGCCGGAACAATCAATGCAAATAAAGATGGCGGAAACATTTCACTTAAAGCAAATGGCACTACTGCTCAATCTGGGCTTTTTGCACAACCCAATACTGGGTATGTCTTCTTGGCAGATTATAGCACTGCGACCAAGGGAATCAAGGTAGATGTCAATAATAGCGGCTTGGTGGTGTTGGGTTCTGGTGGAATTACTGCTGGTGGAGTCCTTACAATCAACGGAACTGGCACGAATAATTTTTCGGGAGCGATTAAGATAAATTCGGGTGCAGCTCAACAAAAGCTGCAGCTAGATCGTGCATCTGTCACTGATTCAGCATACGTTCAGTGGCAAACAGCCGGATCGCAAAATTGGGTCATTGGCACCGGAGCAACCGGAAATGATACAAACCTCACTTTCTATTCCTATGGAGGTGGCGCTTCGGCTTTAACACTGAACAATTCGACCGGTGCTGCAACTGTTGGTGGAAATTTTGCAGTCAATGGGACTGGCACGAGTAGCATTGCCGGTAATCTGAATATAACCGGACTCCTTGCTGCACATCAAACTGCCGCGCTTAATCTTGCCTATGAAGGATCCAGTCTTTCTCAGCTCGTTGCTTATGGAGCAGATGGTTCAAACTATGGAAGATTTAATTTAATTCTTCGAAAGGGAGGAACTGGAGTAGATGCAGTTACAGCTTTGGCTGTAACCAGTACAGCTGTCACCCTCGCAGGAAATATCGTAGTCAACGGCGGCACTGGTACAATCAGTGGAAGTAGTGCATATCTTAAACTGACATCAACAGCTGCAGCAAAGACATGGGACGTGTTTGCTGACAACAGCGGCCCATTCTATATTTCGCACAGCGGAGTATTGAACGCACTGCAAATTGCACCCACGACTGGAGCCACTACCATTGCCGGTAATGTTACAGTCAACGGAACAGGAACTAACACATTTGCTGGACCAATACAGGTCAACCGTGGAACAACTGGAACTGCTGCCTTCCTTCAGGCAGGTTCAGTTGGAGCTGGTCAGCAAGTAAACCTATTCCTAGGAAAAACTGATTCTGCTAATAACGAAGCCACGATCATTTATCATCACGTTGCTGATGCTAGCACCAGTAATTATCTTGGACTTGGATTCTACGGTGCTGATGATCTGCTGAATCTGAAGGCTAACGGAAACGCTCTGTTCGGTACCACATCAGACAACAGCAACGGCCGAATTCAACTTGCTTCTCATAGCACAAGTGCCGGTGGAATTGGATTTGGAGCAGATACGAGCTTCTATCGAATCGGCTCGGCGCAATTAATGGCTGATGGTGGGGCTGGAGGAGCAATCATCGGTATTGCGGTTTCAGGAGTTAGAAAGGGGTATATTTACCATAACGCTACTGAGTTTTTTGCCGACGCCGATGCAGGAGCATTTAATATCCGCACTCTTAGTGCCAGCAATATTGTTCTAAAAACTAACAATACTCTGGCGCTAACAGTCGATGGAACTACCCAGAAGGCGACATTTGCCGGAGCAGTCAGAGTCACCGGAGCACTATACGACTCATCAAATTCGGCAGGAACAAGTGGCCAGGTACTCACTTCGACTGGCACTGGTACAGCATGGAGCTCATCGGGCGCTGCGGTGACTGGATCTGGTACAGCAGGGTATATTCCAAAGTGGTCAACGACGACGGGACTGACGAATTCGCTCGTATATGACAGCGGTACGAATGTAGGTGTTGGCACAGCAAGTCCAGGTGGAAAATTTGAAATAAATCATACTGCGGCAACTGGAGCGACTGCTCTCATCATTCGTTGCAGCGATAGTACAGCAAATGGAGCAATTCGCTGGCAGAACAGCGGCGGAACCAACCAAGCAGGAATTGGAACCAATTTTAATATCTCCGATAGTGGTGCGATTGAATTCTTGAATGGTACTACTACGAATATGGTACTTCGCAGTAGTGGAAATCTTGGTATTGGTATAGCGTCGCCGACGGTCAAACTTCACGTGGCAGGAGACGCAAAGATCGGTACAAATAGCCAACGAATCTCGCTGTTCGACGATGGCAACGCGCACATTCATAGTACTGATAGCATACTCTGGATAAATTCAGAAGCTAATACTGATGTCCGCATCAACAATCAGTACAACGGAAACGTAATTCTGACGAATGGCACAGGCAGTGTTGGCATCGGTACAAACTCGCCTACCCAAAAGCTTGACGTGGCCGGCAACATTGCCTGGGGCACGGATCACGTCATGGCCTACTCCACCATTACGACGACTACGACCACGGCAAACCAGGTCGTCACCGCCGTCTCATCGACAGCGTACCGCACGGCTAAGTTCGTCATTCAGGCAGTCGATGCTACAGCTGGCAAGTACCAGTCACAGGAGATCATGGCGATCCATAACGGATCAACCGTGGCGCATACCGAGTATACCGCGATCAACGTAGGAGGCGCAGTCGCCACGTATGACGTGGATATCAGCGCCGGAACGATACGTTTGCTGTGCACTCCGCTGTCAACCAACTCCACGGTCTTCAAGGTTGCCATGTACCTGATCAAGGCATAATAAATAGCACATAGAATTTCATCCAAATGGCAATCAAATCATTTCTCTCGGAAGGTGGATTTTCGGTAGGATCGGTCGGTTCTACGCCGGTCGAGGTCATCGACTCCTCCGGAAACATCACCGCCGGCACGATCAGTGGATCTAACCTGACGCTATCGGGCAACTTGGTTGTCAATGGATCGACGACTACGATCAATTCAACGACTCTGACAGCAGATGATGTCATTCTGACACTCGGTGGAGATACCGCACCAGCATCAGATGACAACAAGGATCGTGGTATTGAGTTTCGTTGGCACAATGGCACACAGGCAAAGGTAGGATTCTTCGGATTTGACGATTCGACCGGTTACTTCACCTTCATTCCGGATGCAACGAATACCTCAGAAGTATTCAGTGGAACTCAGGGTGACATACAAGTCTCCAACCTTCGAAGCTCAAATGTCATCACGACTGGCGATGTATCGGCCAATACTGTAACTGCTGGCGGCGCATATACCACTCGAATCACTGGCACTGGAAGCGGCGCTTACATTTACTTCGGTACAAGCGGCGGTAGCTCTCTTGGTCAAATCGGGCGATTCGGATCGCTGATGCAGTTTGATTCCGATACGCCATTTGCTTTCAAATATCAAGGAACGGATCTAGTTAGAATTACGACTGCTGGAAATGTCGGTATCGGCACAACTGCTCCTGGCGCAAAACTCACAGTAGGACCAAGTTTTGTGACTTCGGTTGGACTAACTGTCGATTCAAATAGCGGAACAGATTCGCAGCTTATCCTTCGAAAGACAGCAGCAAAGGCTGCCCATAGTGTTCTTGCCTGGGACAATGATGTCTATATTGGAGCTGGAACTTACTACAATAACGGATCATGGGTACATCATAATAATACCACTAATAGTCAGCTGTTGGTCATGGGACCAGGAACTGGCGTTAATTGGTATACGTCCAGCAATAATACATCTACATGGAATGTAGCGAGTAACGTTACTCTCTGGAATGATGCTGGAAGTTGGAAGAGCCTAGTGCAATCCACTGCCTCTGGAAACTCATCGTTTACTGGAGGAAATCTCGGCGTAGGCACAAGTAGCCCTGCAGCGCCTCTCGAAGTGGTCGGGACGACATCGACCGCTATATTCAGAAATTCGACAGCTAACAGCTATGGCGGAATTCGTATCTACAACGATCAGAATTCTAACGGCAGAGCACTTGAGATCGACTATTCTGGATCTACATATGCAAGCGCATTGGTGACGAACGGCCCTACTGGAGAAAGTGCTGCTATTGCCACGACTGGCGCTTACCCATTGGTTCTAGGTACATCTAATACTGCGCGTGTAACGATTCTTTCTGGCGGAAATGTAGGTATCGGTACTGCATCGCCGTCACAGAAGTTGGACGTCGCTGGTCACGTAGCTTCTACATCGTCAGGAGGAAATCCAAACTTCAGAGCAGTTGATGGATCCATAATCACTAAACTGCAGTCGCAATCGGTAGGAGATACGACAGGCGCTATTGGTACAGAGAGCAATCATACTCTCAAGCTCATAACCAACAACACTACGAGAGTAACTCTGGATACGAGCGGTAATGTCGGCGTCGGCACCACAACTCCAAATTCAAGATTATCCATCAATGGTTCACCGACCTCTGATAACACGTTTACCTATCTTCTGAATCTGCTCAATACCGATGGTACTCTTGCCGCCGGAATGGGAGCAGGCATCTCTTTCGGATCCAACATCAATACTGGCGGTGGAAATAACATCGGGCATCTATCAGGTATCATCGGCATCAAGGAAAACGCCACCAGTGGAGATTACGCTGGCGCGTTGACATTCTGGACACGCCAAAATGGCGCGGCATCTGCGGAAAGAGTTCGCATCAGCAGTGCAGGAAATGTTGGTATTGGATCTACTTCTCCGGCATATAAGCTCGATGTCGCGGGTACGATACGAAGCAATACGAGCTTGTTTACAACAAACGGCACTAGCGCGACGTGGGATTTTACAGAAATTTCCAGCACTGGAACGACTTCAATTTATAATGCGGGTGGTGCTGAAAGCGGAATTTCTTTCAGATTTGATGGAACCGAACGCGTATTTTTTGCAAACGGCGGCAATGTTGGTATCGGCACATCTTCTCCTGGATATAACCTTGAGATCAGTGGTGCGGCTGCAACTAATGGTGTAGCTCGTGTCGGATCGATAGACTACGGCTCTTCTACAGTTCTGAGTGTTGCTCCTGGTGTCATCAACTTCGATGCTGCTGGTGTCGTCGGCGGAAGATTTAAGATCAATTCTAGCGGCAAGGTTGGTATCAATAATACTACTCCGACATACACGCTCGACGTTGGCGGCCCAGTTCGTACCAATGATTGGTTCTACGTAGATGGCTCTGGATACGGTATCTACAACAACGCAAATTCACTGTATTTTTCATCCAATTCGGTCGGTCATTGGAATATCTCAAGCAATCAAACATTTGCTGGTCTTCGTCTTTACTCCGGTGGGCATACCACTACATGGCGCGGACACTTCTACGGCGATGGTACTGGCCAAGGACTACTGGATTCCAGTGGAAATTGGCAATTGATGGTCGACAGCTCCAGTCGTCTGCGTGTTTATTCTGGGGTCTATAACATCGACTCCAATACTATCAGAATTCAAAGCCCTGGTGGAGCAGTATTCACTGAAGGTGGAGGTGTCACGGGCGCATTCAAGATCAAGCTCCCTACGGCGGTCTACAATTCGAACACGATGATGGTGTTCGTGGTGGACATCTATAACTACGACACCGGCAAATCTCTGCGATTCCGGGTCGGAGGATACAACTACCAAGATGGAAATTGGTACAACGTATTTGCCGAACAGATCAGCGATATTCAGGTAGGTGCGTATAATGTACGATTCGGCAGTGACGGCACGTCAAACTGCATCTGGATCGGTGAGACCAATAGCTCATGGTCTTATCCGAAGGTGTTCGTATCTGAATTCTTGGGCGGCCATAGTACGTTTACTTCTGCCTGGGCATCCGGATGGGCCATCACTCGAGTAGCATCATTTGATACCGTCATCGTGACTCGAGCAGCCGCTGTTGCAGTTAACACCAACAACATTGCAACCTATGGTGTAAGTTCGATCACTGGCACAAGCAATCAAGTAATCGCTTCGGCAAGCACGGGTGCGGTCACGCTATCTCTGCCACAGAACATTCATACAAGTGCCACGCCGACCTTCTCGACACTGACTCTAGGTGGAGATGTTCTGACATTCAGCGGTGGCGGAGTATCTGCATACAATACTTCTACTGCCAGAATCTACAATCAGGCTGGCATCGGGCCCACGGTCAATGGTGCTAACTTCGAGGTTCGTACCGGTTCATCGGGAACTCTAGGATTCTCAGTCAACGGATCTCAGAATGCTATGGTTGCCGGCAATTTGACTGTCGGTACTACAAGCAATAATCCAAATGCTAGACTTTTTGTCGACACTTCGATTAATACTGATTGGAGCGGAACAATCGCGTTAAGATATAATGTATCCGGTCAGACGAATAGCTATTATAAGGGATTAGCTGGAACTAATATCAACAACGGAATTGCTCGAGGCCTGAGCATCTTCAATTATGATGCCGATTCTAATTTAGGCATTCAATTCTTTCCAGCCGCATATCCCGGAATGGCTTCTCCTCCGACAGCGGCTATGGTTCTTAACAGCGCGGGCAATCTTGGTATTGGCGCAGCATCTCCTGGACACAAGCTTGAAGTTTCCGGAAATATTCTAGCTACAAAAGTATTTGTTGGAACGGCCAATGCAAGCTATGATCTATACAATAACGGTACATCATATCTGAACGGTGCTGTTACCACTGGTGGAACTTTGAGCACCGGTGCAAACTTGACCGTGGCAGGTAATCTTTCGGTCAATTCAAGCGGAGTCAATAATATTGGCAACGCTGTCAACGCTTCTCTGCGTATCGGAAACACGGGAGACCAAGCGGCCGTCATTTCGAACACTCGTCGTGCCAATTATGGCGACGTGATGTTTGCAAAGAACCTTCAGGGTCAGGCATCTTCTGATTCATATACCACAGTTGCTACTAGCGCAGCAACAGGTTATGCCGGGTTTGAGGCCCGATATGGAGGAGTCGCTCGGATCTTGGTAGGATCTGGCGCTACGACTGCTGATGCCGTTGTAACCCCAACCGCCGCAGCAACATTTGACACAAGTGGCACGTCGATTGCTGGTAACCTCACCGTCAGTGGCACGACTTCTACCTTCGGCGGAACCGCAGCTAACAATAGTATTACGGTTTCTAGAATTACAACCGGCCCATCATCGGTAGCACTTCAGGCATTCACAAATGCACCGGCAATCTCGAGCACATCAGATACTGCTAGTGGATATACCTGGAATCGCTTAATCTCAAACGGATCTGAGATTGTTCGAGTACATGATGCGAATTTAGCAGCAATTTCGGCTGTTGCTGGATCCGGCATTTCGGTTTCTGGTGGAATTATCGCTGCTACTAACATCACAGCAGGTGCCAGCAGCAAGATCAATTGGACCAGTCGTGCGCAACTTGAGTCTCCCTCAAATGGTATAGTTAAAATTTCTAGCGATGCCGGATCTTATCCAGGATACCTGAATGTAGGCGGAATTCAATCCTGGGATGGAGTTATTGCGTTATCGGTTGGAACAGGCACTGGTCACCTCACTGCAAATGCTAACCTTACCGTCACAGGAAACCTGATCGTCAATGGCACAACCACAACGGTCGATTCTACCACGCTCACCACGAAGGATCCGATCGTTACGCTAGGAGGAGGAAGTGCTGGAACTGCGGCATCATCGGATGATAACAAGGATCGCGGTATTGAATTCAAGTGGCACAACGGAACTGCTGCAAAGACTGGATTCTTCGGATTCGACGATTCAACTGGATACTTTACCTTCATTCCAGATGCTACGAATACAAGCGAGGTATTTAGCGGAACTGTAGGCGATATCGATGCCGGCGTATATCGTGGTACTGGCATCAACGTTACTGGAGCAATCACAGAATCATCTGCAACCGACCAGGCGATTACGCTGAATGCGACTGACAGCAGTTGGAAATACATCGGATTCCAATGGGCGGGATCGCGACGACTCTATTTCGGTTTAGATTCTGCTGGAGCTCCTATCTGGGGAAGCGATATTGCTAATTCCACATTCCAGATTTCTGGATCTGGAGCCTCTTTGAGCATTGCAGGAAATACTGCTCTTCATGCTGGAAACTACAATTCATATGCTTTACCTCTGACCGGCGGAACTCTGACCGGTGATCTCCGATTCAATATTGGAGGTGGCTATGGAAGAGTAGCATATGCAGACAACTATCACGGTCTAGTACTGCGCGGATATCCAAACAATGCGGCTGGAGCAATCACTGCAGGAGATGTTACTTGCTTAATTCAGCACAGCGGAGACTTCCGTTTCTATCGCACGAACGGCACTCTTAATAATCTGGTATTTCAGGTTAATAACGGACTGATGACTCAGTCTGCCTCCGGGACCGTGCAGCACGTGCTTAATAGTACTGACAGTGGTAGCAAAGAAATCGTATTCCAGAATAACGGAAGCACCGTAGGATACGTCTGGCATTCGTCAACATATGTCGGAATGGGAGGAGGAAACGTCAACAATTCCCTTTTTGTAAATGGCGGCTACGTGGGTATTGGCGTTATTGGCACAGCTACAAAACTCGAGGTTTACGATTCTACAAATGCAGTAACTGCAATTCGTGTAAATAATCCAAATACTGGAACAGCGGCGCATTCCTCAATTCAGTTTGCGAATGCTAATTCCACAAATGGAGCAGGAATAGCTTTATTTGGTAGCGGATATACAACTTCTGGATTATACAGACAAGATGGAATGTATATCTACACCAATCGTGGTGGCGGAATTACGCTCAATGTTGAGACTAATAATCCGATGTATTTTGCCACCAACAATACGGAAAGAATGCGTATTGACGGTAGTGGTAATCTTGGTATTGGTACTGCGTCGCCTTCTAGCAAGTTGGATATTTCTACGGAAGCATCGTTCAATACTTCTACTCCTGGCACCGGTAAATATGGCTTGCATTTCTCTGGACAAGCAACAGCAAATTATGCAACCGGCATAACGTTTACTGGTGGTGATGCTGCTTCTACCGCAGCTCAAGCTGGTATCTATGTTCAAGGTGCTGGTTCGTACGGTACGAAGATGTACTTTGCTACCACGGACAATTATACGACTGGCGCCCAGACACGAATGATGATTAACCACGGTGGATACGTGGGAATTAATACAGTCTCTCCGGGATATCGTCTGCACGTTGCTGGTGATGGCTATTTCAGCTCAAACCTTACCTCTGCAGGAAGAATCTCTGCTACAGGATATACCTGCGAGCTATATCTGGATTCCGGTGCATCGTACAGCACGATCACTTCTTACGGCTCGTCGACATATAGAGATCTATGGATTCGTACCGTAAGTAGCAGTAGCGAAGGTCTATGGGTCAAGACCAGCGGTAACGTTGGTATTGGCACAGCAAGTCCATCAAGTAGACTGCATCTGTATAATACGTCTGGCGATGTCGAGTTGAGAATGACAGCCGATTCGTCGTATAATCCAATCTTTAGAATGACGGGTGAAAACAACGGTACTGGTGAGGGATTCATGCTCACTTATGTCAATGCCGTTGGAGATACGTATTTCAACAATGTATATACTGGATCAACGAATGCATTCCATTTTCAAAAGGGTGCATATGGTTCCGGAACTGAATTAGTAACTATTCAAAATGGAGGCAACGTTGGCATCGGTACCACATCTCCTGGCTATAAACTCGAGGTCAACGGATCGTTCGCAGCGACAACAAAGAGCTTCGTCATCAAGCACCCTACGAAGGAAGGCAAGAAGCTTCGTTACGGATCGCTTGAAGGTCCTGAGAATGGTGTGTATGTCCGCGGTCGACTGAAGGGATCAAACACTATCGATCTTCCTGATTACTGGGAGAAGCTGGTTGATCCAGATTCCATCACTGTTAACCTGACACCAGTTGGAAAACACCAGAAGTTGTACGTGGAGAGTGTCTCATACAAGCACGTTGTGGTCGAGAAGGATGGATTGTTCAGCGGCGAAATTGATTGCTTCTACACTGTCTTTGCCGAGCGCATCGACGTAGAGAAACTTCAGGTTGAAATTGATGCATAATGGCTACATACTACTCACCTCGAATTGTCACGGACGGTCTGGTCTTGTGCTTAGATGCTGGTAATAGCAAAAGCTATTCTGGTTCTGGAAGTACCTGGACAGATTTAACTGAAAATTCTGGAAATGGCGCTAACTCCAATATGACCTATAACTCGGGAAATGGAGGCTACTTCGTTTTCAATAATAGTTCAAGTGTTTCTACGATCTCAAATTACTCTGCACTAAATCCAACCACTGGACTGACTATCGAGTCTTGGGTCAACTTTGATGGAAACAGCGACGACTTCATATTCGAAAAGGGAGATGTAAATACGCAATACTCTCTTTTCAGTCATAGTACTGATATAGTGTTTCGCACTTTTCATTCTGGCGATGGAGGATATCACTCGCAAAGCCCAGAAAAATCGGCCGTGGGCGTGGTTAATGGTCAATGGGTACATATCGTGGGTTCTTGGAATGGATCTATAAAAAACATATATATCAACGGCGTACTTAAAAATTCTATAGCAAAAGCCGGCAATTTGGTTACAACTTCACCTGGTGCATCTGTAGGAAGATTTGGAGGAACCACGACTGGATATTATTTCGGAGGTAAAATCGCAAAGGTTGCAATCTACAATATTGGTCTTTCTGCATCTCAGATTGAGCAGAACTACAATGCTCTGAAAGGACGCTATGGCTTATCATAACAGTCCTAAGATAGTCACAGATGACCTGGTGATGCATTTAGATGCCTCAAACTCCAAGAGTTATAAAGGCGAATATACTGTAAACCTAGAGGCAAATCCGGTCACGTTCTCGCTTTGGACATCTGGAGCTACAACTACAGTTACTCCAGCATATGCTCGCGGCCCTGGAATTGAAGGATACGAGACTTCGTTGGCGACTCGAGTGGTAACCACTGGATATTGGGGATCCATTATTTCTAGTCCAGCAAATAGCACAGTTTACACTTGGTCAATATATCTTAAAAGCAACTCCGACGCTACTCAGAACGTAACTTGTCTGTTTGAGGATAATGGCGGAGGTGGAGGATCTACTACGTTTACTGTTACTACATCTTGGCAAAGATTCGCTATAGTTGGTACCACGGCTAGTGCTACTAGTATTCCTAGATTCAGCATTCGCAGTGGAGATTTACTTGCCTGGGGAATTCAGCTTGAACAGCGCGCCTATGCGTCTCCATTTGTAGTTGGCACTCGAGGTTCTAGTGTTGCTACAGGAGGAGGATTTGCTGATCTTTCCGGAAATTCTAATCATTGCACACTTACAACTACAGGAATCAGCACCGTTTCCACATACGGAAAAGGAGTTGCTTGTGACGGGTCTAGCGGATACATTGAACTTCCTAGCATCACAAACGGCATAAACCGTAGTGTAGATATCGTATACCGCCAGATAAACTTGAACGGTGGCTGGGGACCTTTATGGAGAAATGACTGGCGTGAAAGAATTTTTACGACAAGCGCTACGATAATCAATGCGCCGGGTACATACTACACTTCTAGTGGAATCCCTGATGGCACGACTAACCTTCAGCAGTTCTCCTATACTATTGACGGGCTGACTCTCAGATTCTATCGTAATGGTGTTCTCTCGACTACTACCACGATGAACGGCTATATGAATCAAGGCTCATTCTCGTACCGATTCGGGTATCAATGCGGTGGTGCGACCTGTACGAATGTTGCGGTAGAGATCTATTCAGTCAAGTTCTATAATCGAGGATTGACGGCAACCGAGATACTTCAGAATTTTAACGCCACAAAATCTAGATACGGACTATGAGCGTAATTGGAAATCCAGGTATTGTCACGGATGGACTCTTATTTTGCTATGATACTAGCAACATCAAGAGTTACGTGGGTCAACCCACCACTAACACCATTCCAAGTCCGACTACCAATGCGTATCCTACGTATGGAAATGGATGGGGATCATACAATACCAACCAATACGGCAGTGGAGCATTTTTTTCGATTGGAACGGTATCTAGCGTATCCAACAATATTGTTACGATGTCGGCCAATCATTCGCTGCGATCATATGATGTTATGCGGCCGCAGACGACGGGTGGAGGAGTCACTGCAAACACTGATTATCTGATCAAGAAAATATCAGATACAACATTCAGTCTGCATGCCTATAATAGCTCACAGGATGGATCTCAAGGTTATATCAGTTCCTCGACGAATACACACAAGGTATATGATGATTTTGCGAACGATGTTAGAGTATCGATCAACTCCACGAATTTTCCTACGATGTGGTGGGGAGCTCCTCACTTACCGAATTCAGGACTGGTCAAAGAGATTATACCGAATGGTTTTAATGTCGATCCTCTGAATAAGACAAATTGCATTCGACTCCACTATATTCGAACAGACGGCGTGATTGACGGAATGTCATACAACGTAGATGCCACCGTGACCGTCGGATCTCCGAATACACATTCGTTCTGGACACGAGCAGTGACTCCAGATGCAGTCGGAAAGAATGTAGGAATGTCCATCTATAACTATGGAGCGAACCCATATCAGTATTTTGGCCTAAATTTTACACTTGGTCCTTTGATGGTCTGGCAAAGACAAACCTATACGTTTACACCTGTCAATACTAATATCATCACTTATTGGTTCGGAGGAGGACCGCCGCCCTACAAATGGGATCTAGCAAATATCCAAGTCGAGGCAAAGGGGAACGTTACTAACTTTGTCGCAGGAAGTCGGTCCAACACACAGGGACTTCTAGATCTGACTGGAAATACTACGGTCAACCTAGCGAATGCTGGATTTAGCTCGTCGGCGATCACTTTTGATGGGGCAAACAACTACATCGACATTGGTACTAGCACTGCACTGAATAATCTGTCAAATGTGCTGACGATTGAGGCAGTAATTAAGACATCTATTCCAAACACTCGCCAGACGATCTATGGCACCAATTACACGAACCTTATGTTCGGCACCAGTGCAAATACACCAGGAGGACTTGAGGTCTACACTCCAGGGGTATACGTAGCTTATACGAACGGCGGTCTGCTTTCGGCTAATACTTGGTACCATGTCGTGTATACTCGGTCAGGTACAGGAGCAGGGACACATGCTTTCTACGTCAATGGCGTATCTCAAGCATTAGCTTCTGATACAGCCAGCAACTTCACTGCAGTATCTGGCTCAAAGTACGTCGGTCTGCGCAGCGGAGTGATGTTCAATGGAGAAATCCCAGTCGTCAGAGTTTATGACAGAGCACTCTCTGCTGCCGAAATTCGCAGGAATTACAACTCTCTGAAAAGCCGGTATGGCTTATAATAAATAGAAAAAACATTTACTATGCCAGACATCGTCATCACACCTAACAGAGGCACCAGCACCAATCCTAAGATTGATTTCACTGGAGTCACGACTGGCACCATCAAGCTTGAGGTGCTAACAGACGGATCCCTGTCGTTTAACGGCGCTAATGGATCGCTGTTCAGCATCGCGGATTCCGTGACCGGAAGCCTGATGTCGGTCAATGACACATCCGGACTTCCGATCCTAGAGGTGTTTTCTACCGACAAAGTAGTGATGGGTAAGTATGCTCAGAATACACTGGTCGTCGATGGCACAAATAATCGAATTGGCATCGGAACAGCATCTCCAACAGACAAATTGACAATTGCCGGAGCAAACAACGCCGGAATTTCCTTTATCGGCCAAGTGAATGGTACTATTACATCTGGAGGAAATTTACTTGGAGTTGCGTCAAACAATATCTACCTTCGTCCAGCATCCGGATACAACGTAGTTGTCGATACCGGCAATGGTTTGCAGGTGACATCCGGCGATATTCGCACTCCGACATACTATATCTCGTCTGATACTTCAAATCGATTTGCTTCAGGCGCTTTGGTCCTCCGCGGTCAGTCTCCGACTATCTGGTTCAGAGATACTGATAACAATAGCGCGATGATTCATGTTAATAGCAATATCTTCTATGTGTTGCGTGGAGCGAATGATACTGAATCATGGACTCAGGTCAATAGTGTCTGGCCACTTCAGATCGATCTGACCAATAACAATGCTACCTTCGGTGGAACAGTCACTGCTCCCACGTTCAGTGGTGCTTTCTCAGGCAATGCGTCAACCGCATCTAGTGCAGCAACGTGGACTACGGCACGCACATTCACGATTGGCAGTACCGGAAAATCAGTAAACGGATCGGCGGACGTTTCGTGGACTTTAGGAGAAATTGGTGCAGCGGCGGCGAGCCATAATCATACTTCTCTGACAAGTGTAACGTCTATTGGATTTACCACTGAAGGATCAGACAGTGCTTCTATTGCCACGACAATTAGTGGAACTTCTACATTCTTTGACTTTAATCTCACGGACGACAACAATAATGATTGGTGGAGATGGAGATTCACTCCGTCAGGTTCTACAGTATATGATGCAATGACGCTCAAGCCGAGCGCAAACGGCGTATCGGATTTGGTTGTATCTGGAACAGTCACTGGTACAAGACTGATATCAAACGTTGCCACAGGTACTGCTCCATTAACAGTAACTTCAACGACGAAGGTCACAAATCTAAATGCGGATCTTCTAGATGGGTTAGATGTTCATACCGGAACCAACAATGAAGCAAATAAGATTGTTCGTACTGATGGAAATGGCTATATTCAAGCTGGTTGGATTAATACTATAAGTGGAGATCAGGGTACTTCTGCGATTGACCGAGTTTACGCTTCATATGACCAGTACATTCGCTACTATACTCCTGCCAATTTCCGTACAGTATTGAACGTTCCGACTCGCACTGGTGGCGATGCATCTGGCAGCTGGGCAATCAATGCGTCAACCGCAACCACACTGCAGACCGCACGCAATATTGCAGGTGTTTCGTTTAACGGTTCTGCCGACATCACGCTAACTGGTCAAAATATATCTACAGCTAGGGGCACTGCAGCAAACGACCTTGAGGTTGCAAAATATCTTCGCTGGAAGAACTATGGAAACAACCACGTTTTGATTGATGCGTCCGCTGGTACTGAACCAGGCGGTGGTATAATCGACAAGTATACTGCGCAGAACACTATCAATAGTACCGGCGCTGGAAGTAATACATGGGGTGAGGCCATCAGCTTAATGGGATGGAACGGAAGCAACACGTACGGTGTGCGTGTTGACCGTGCTCGTTCGATTGATAACCAGGCAAACTCCGCCACGATCACGGCAACTTCTGCAAATACTGCAAGTCAGATCGTACAACGCGGAGGAAGCGGTGAAGTATACTTAGGAGATGTCTTCAGCGCAAATTGGTTCAGGACAAATGGTGCAAATGGTCTATACAATAGCGACTATGCGATGCACTTTTATTCGGGTGAAGCCGGTTACTACAATGTTGCTGGTGGAGGAAGTCTCACATACGGCGGGCTGAAATTCAGAGCAGGACATGCTAGCACGCTCAAGGGATTAGTTTATTGGGACAACGACGGTTTCGGTTTATTGAACAACAATGGTAATTGGGCGGTTAGATCGAGCTATGGTAATGCTTACTCCGGCGGAACACTCTACGGCGCATGGACAAAAGCCAGCTCCAACTACACTAGCGGCATCACTCTGCCAGGAATGTTCATTCAGTCTGGTGCTACGACAGGTACTCCGACTGCAATCGCAAACGGTGACCTCTGGTGGAACACTGATACTGGTAAGCTGAACATCTGGTGGTCTACGGCAAATGCCTGGGTTGTGGCCACACCGACACCAGATATGTCGCAGTACTATCCTGTCGGTGGTGGTAACATCAACGGCAACGTAAGTGTCAGCGGACTGCTGACTGCAACCGGAAACATCACTGCGACATCGGGTGGATCGTATCCGATGACGATCGGTGTGCATCCTAGCTATCAGTCATATGCCGGTCTATGGAGACAAGGATCTGATTATACGCTGATCACTGATGGAAGCACGAACACATTCCTGAATACGCCGAATGCAGGAGGTGCGATCTACTTCAGGACTGGAAATAATACTCGAGCATACGTCGAGTCCAATGGTTATTTCTATGCCAATCGGTATTACGATCTAGGGGATACCACGTATTACACCGATCCTGGTAGTACGTCCAATCTTAACGGACTGACGGTCAATGGTTCCGGTAGCTATTACAGTAACCAATATTTTTACAGCAATAAAGGATCCGGCGTATATCTTGGAGCTACCAACAGTCCTGGTCTTCAGGCATATTCTAGTGACGGCGGCGCTGCATTCTTGTCTTTCCATCGATCCGGATCCTATGCAGTAAACATGGGATTGGATCCAGATAACGTATTCCGAATTGGTGGATGGAGCGCGTCAGCGGGAAGACTGACGCTCAATATGAGCGGTGACCTATGGAGCGCAAATTCGATGCGCTCTTCTGTATTCTATGACCAAAATGATACCACATATTTCGTAGATCCGGCAGCAGACAGTGTGACTAGCGGAATGAGCGCAAAGCTCAAATATAGCTTAGAGGTTAATGGCGCTGGATCAAGCGCTGGTTTTGGCTTGGCGCTCTATCCATCGTGGGTTAATACTGGAGGAACAACCACTCAGCCGACATATGGAATGATGTTTGCAAGTACCGCGACATACGGCACACACGGCAGTGTATCAAATGGTACTGACTGGGCTACTTACTTTACTATGAATAATACGGCGAATCGTGGATGGATCTTCCGCGATGTCAGTACGCCGGCGAATGTCGCGTCGATCAGCAATGCTGGATATGCGCGATTCCAGTCCCTAGGAATCAACACTAATGCATCTGGCACTGCCGGTGAAATCCGTGCGACAGACAACATCACTGCTTACTATTCTGACGAACGTCTGAAGACCAAACTTGGTCCAATTGAGAATCCAATCGAGAAGGTGAAGGCGCTGTCCGGTTTCTACTTCGAGGCGAATGAGACTGCTGTGGCTCTAGGTTATCAGAAGAAACGAGAGATCGGCGTGTCTGCTCAGGAAGTACAAGCAATTCTCCCTGAGATCGTGACGACCGCTCCTATCTCAGACGAATACCTGACTGTTCGCTACGAGAAGATGATCCCGCTTCTCATCGAGGCGATCAAGGCTCAACAGGTCCAGATCGACGAGCTGAAGGCACTCCTAGCATCAAAGGCATAATCCAATGTCAGTACTAAGTTTTCCAAGTTCACCTGCTACTGGCGCACGGTACATTTCTCCAAACGGACATCCGTACTTCTACGATGGCCGTGTCTGGTCTTCGACTGGAACGACGATCAATCCAAATCCAATTGCTAACAACACGTTCCTGTACCGTACGATCTACACTCGCGGATACACTCATTGCGGATATCAGGGCGGATCTCCTTGGAAAAATACGAATCGCACTATTCACGTCTCGGATACAAGTGTCAATCTGGGTGATATGATGGACAATAACTCATCGTACATCGATGGCGGGTTCAGTGACTATAATACTTACGTTTTTAACAACTCGGGTGCTGTGGGAGGAAACTCTAACGTAACATCTTCGATGAGTATGATCACTGAGACGCTTCGAACGATCAACTCGAATCGTTACATGACCGTCAGCAGAACAAACTGTAAAGCTCTGATGAATCCTGGATTGACCGGAATCTATATTACCTCCGGATATTCTGGTACTACTGACAAATTCAATACAATAACCGATACGATGATGTATGCCAGTTATGTCGGAAGTTCTGGAAATGGAAATTATGCGGCCAGCGGATTTTGGGGAGCAACGTATGGAATTATCGGATCGAGTGGATCTTCAGCGTGGCTAGCCTGGTCAACTGAAACCTGGACTACCGGTACTTGGGCCTGGGGAGCAAATAACAGCGACGGTCAGCCAAAGGGGCTTTCTAGTAAATGGGGTTGGGGATACAATGCGGCTGGCAGTTATGCTGGATCATCTACCTACAACAAGTTCAACGATACGACTGGAACTCTATCTACTAGTTTCAGTCGCCCTGAAAGTTGCGGTGAAGAAAACTGCCAGGTTGGACAGGATTGGGGTTACACCCTCGGCTCGTACAATGGGGCTGGTCAGACTAACAATTCTACGAAGACCTCTTATTTGACTGATAGTTGCGTCGCGCTCGGATCCGATGGTCAGCCTAAAGGACACGGCGGAATGTCATCAGGCTCTTGCGGCAGTGGCAGTGTTACTCTTCTAGGCGGTACGATGGGTACCTCTATATAATGTATGGCCGTACTAAGTTTCCCAAGTTCTCCTAGTTCCGGTACCAGGTACGTCTCTCCAAACGGAGACGTCTACTTCTACGACGGCAAGAGCTGGAATTCAGACGGATATGCGATAAATCCTAATCCGATCGGCCAGGATACGTTCAAGTACCGTACGATCTACACCCGTGGATATCTGCATTGCGGGTACAAGGATAGTTCCCCCTGGAGGAACACAAACCGCACTGTACATATGACGGACACGACCGTCAACCTTGGCGACATGATGGACTACATCGCCAACTACATCAACGGTGGATTCAGCGATTACTATTCCTACGTGTTTCCAAACGGTGTGTCATGGAACGGAGCGACATCATTCGTGTCATCGATGAGTATGATCTCTGAGACACTGAGAACTCACCAGTCATCCTGGGACCTTAAGATTGCTCGGCAGGATACCAAGACACTGATGAATCCAGGTCTCACTGCAATCTATATCGCAGGAGGTGGATCAAACGTCACCGAAAAGTTCAGCACAGTCACTGACACGATGGCTTATTCCGGTTACCTTGGAAATGTCTGTACTGCCGGATCAGGCGGAAATACGTATGGCGCATACACTGGATTCTTTGGCCAGTACTTCGGAACAGTGGGCGCTAATGGAAACTCGGCTAAGTTGAGCTTTTCAACCGAGACTTGGTCTGCAGCTGGCGCATGGAGCTTTGCGGGAAATCTTGATGGCGTGGCAAAAGGCTTGTCTAGCAAGTGGGGATTCGGATACAATGCAACCACAAATGTTACTGGTACGACATACAAGTTCAATGACACCACGCTGACTCAGATCACCACGATTGCGCGGCCAGAATCAAACGGCGAAGAAAATATGCAGATCGGACAGGATTGGGGATATGCGCTGGGATCTTACAACGGTGCTCAGACTAACAATACTCAGAAGCAGTATTACACCTCAGATACTCAGGTCGCAATGGGATCAGACACTCAACCCAAAGGACACGGCGGAGCATCATCTGGCTGCTGCGGAACTGGTAGCTGCATATTGCTCGGCGGCACACTCGGAACCAACATATAAATCATCTTATGGCATACTATCTTGCAAAATTCTTCAGGTACATTCCGCAGATCAATGGAATGACAGTCCTCGGATGCGTGGATAATTTCAACATCATCTCGGTTACTGATGCGGCATTAGCAGAAGTGCGTGCTCATCCAGACAATATCCCTTTGCTAGAAATAACTGAGGCTGAGGCCGCGGTTCGCAATATCTACGGTGAGACTCGAGGATACCGTAAAGCGTACTCTGATCTGGAAGGTCTACAGCCAGATGCCGACGAACTGGCAAAGGGCAGCCGCAGAACGAAAGTCTACATCACTGATCCTCAGAAAGAAGCTGTCATCTCACTGATGAAGAAAGCCTTTCACTTCCATGTGGACATTGAGATGGATGACCGTAAGAAGGGAAAGCCTGAGCTTGATGGTAAGAAGAGACCAGCGCACAATGCTAAGAAGCATGCTGACCTGAAGAAAGACATCGACAAGATGAAGACCATCGATGAGATCGTTCAGGCCCGTGAGGAGATCCTAGGAATCGAGATGTCAAAGGATCTAGCCACTCGCCTAGGCAAATGGAATGAAGAGCGCAACATTAGAAAGGACTTCCCTCTAAAGTTTGGGTATAAATTCTGACATACATATACTATATGAATGACACTGAGATTTTGAACTTCGTGACGGAGAATGAGAACTCGCTGGGAATGTCTGATTTCCAGTCGCGTTACTTTGTGGTTAACTCGCAGGTTACCGATTACCGCCGTGTTCGTCAGGCTCTGATTGAGCTCGACACGCGCATTGGTATGAAGAAGCAGATCGACCGTGAGCGCAAGAAGCGGCAAATCCAACGCCAGATAATCTTGCGTGACATCGGAAACGAGATCGATGCCCTGAAGAAACAGCTGCTGGAAGTCGATCTTGAGCAGGCTGACTGGGACATCCATATGTACGACAAGAAGGAGAGGATGTGCCAGAACGAGATCGACAACTTCATTGCTATGATTCGTGACCTAGTTCCGAACATCGAGGATCTCAAGAACTTTGCTGCGCACAATGAACTCGAGGAGCGCAACTACTGGATCACCCGCATGGCGAAACAGGCCTCGCTGGATATCAACACCATCGGCCGGATCAGCCAGGGCAATATGGACTCGATCCTGATGATGCCTCTGGAGGACGTCAAACAGACTCTTGGACTGGCGATCAAGTATAATCTCGCGCTCGGTAAAGCTGTCGATGCAATCGGCAAAGAAGCCGTCGAGCAGCTCAAGCTTACTGACAGCAATATCAACTATATCGATGCATTTGCCAATGAGCAATTGAAGCTTGAGGCGAACAAGACGCCAGGTGAAAATCTTTAGTATACCGCTCAATCCGAAACTAACAGAGCAGCAGTTCAGCAAATTCCTCTCCTTCTGCAAGACACATAAGGACTGGATCTACGACATCTACTTCACCTGCAGGATACCGCCATTCCTGCAGGATGCGATGGGCGACGTGTTCGCTGGAGGACCTGATGATGCTGCCTTCCTCGTTGAGGCTGCTCTGTACGTCCAGAATTCTACTGGGATTCCAGTCTCGGCGACGTTCAACAACATCGCTATACGACCAGACCAGAAGAACCTAGAGACGTGGATCAAAAACTTCCGCCCACTCTACGAGAAGGGCGTCAGGTCCTGCACGCTTCCGCACACGCACTGGATGCTGACCAAGCAGGTCAAGCATAACTTCCCAGAGCTGTTCGTGAAGAACACCATCCTGCGTGGTGTCTCCGAGGCCCGAGATGTGGCCAAGCTTGCTGAGGCCGGATTCGACTATGTCAACCTGGATCGAGTGCTGATGCGCGACCACGATAGACTGAAGGAGATCAAGAAGGCCAAGGATAGGTATGGGATCAAGCTGTCCCTGCTGGCCAATGAGGGGTGCGCTGGTGGATGCCCGGTGATGAATGAGCACTACCAGTTCAACAACACGCGGACTGACGGTCCACAGTACTTCACAGATCCGATCAGTCGTGTCAGTTGCCAATTGTGGGACACTCGAGACTCGGCGGTCAAGCTGAAGAACGCTAACTTCCCGCCGTGGCGAGAGGACTGGCTGCAATTCCTGGATCTAGGCATCGATGTCATCAAGATGCACGGCCGAGAGAACAGCAATCGACTGGACGAGACGATGGATATCATCTCTCGGTTCGCCCGAGGTGAGGAGATCCTGTTCGATGGCTTCAACGATTACATCGAGGAGACGAATCTGATCGAGAAGCCGATCAATGCCTGGAGGCAGAAGATCAAGACCTGCAAGTTCGATTGCTGGGACTGCAACTACTGCGACAAGGTCTGGAAGGCCAAGGGTAACAAGAACAATCCGAAGGTAGCAGCTGTCGCTCAACTTCTTCTAGATACCGTCAACTGGCCGATCCATAGTCCAGTCGACGGTCTGACGTCAAATAAGATGAGGCAGTTCCTGAATGGCCTGGGCAAGATCTCCACTGGATACCTTGAGATTGGAGTCCTGAACGGCGGAACGTTCTGCGCTACTCTGGAAGACAACGCCCTGAGAGCATACGCCGTCGATCATTGGAAAGAGAATACGGTCTCAGCTGATCAGAAGGTAGCAATCGCAGCATCTAAGGAGTCATTCATTCAGAACGCACGAGCGTTCAAGGGCGCCAATTCGATCAAGGTCTTCGACTGCGACTTTCGAAATGTGGACAAGTCTCAGCTAGGATCGATCGACCTGTTCTTCTACGATGCCGACCACTCGGAGGAGATGAACCGGCAGGCTGCTAAATACTTCTCTGATGTTTTTGCTGATGAGGCTGTCCTGATCTTCGATGATGCAAATTGGGACGGCGTGGTCAGCGGAGCTCGGAAAGGAATCGCAGAATCTGGTCTAGAGATCATCTATGACAAGATCGTCCTAAATGAGCAGGAAGATCCAGAGATGTGGTGGAACGGATTCTACATCGCAGTCGTGAAGAAAGCATAAAAATTATGATAGACGCACTACAATATCTCTGGATGTTGTTCTTCGTGATGATTATCGCCGGGATCGTCAAGGAGCACAACCTGTTCATGCCGATCTACTCCTACATCAAGGAGTCATTCAAGAGCAATCGTCTGGTCCTGTTTCTGACCAGTGCTGCTGGTGGAGTTCTTCCTATCGAAGGCAGAGTGACGGTCAGTGCCGGAGTATTGGATACCATGGCTCACTCCAAGTGCCGGCATAAGATGGGAGTCGTGGATTATCTCTCTACGCATCACTACTATCTCTGGAGTCCACTTGAGAAGACCGTCATCATACCGATGGCAGCTCTCGGTATGTCTTATTGGGCCTGGCTCTGGATGATCTCTCCTCTGATATTCGTCACTCTCTCGTTCATCACCTATCACATCGTCTGGCGAATGAAGGAGGATGACATTCACATCGACACCATTCCGTTCAAGATGAGCTCGGTGATTCGTAATGTCCTGCCGTTCTTCGCTGCCATCCTGACCTACGTGTATCTAGGCGGACAGCAATACATCTTTCCGATCTTTGGATCTCTGGCTCTGTACTACGCATTTCTGACCAGGACCTGGAACCTCAGGAAACTTCTGTCCTATGTTCGCTGGGGAGTGTTGGCCGTAGCTGCCATAGTGATTCTCCTGGGCTACTTCAGCAAAGGGTACGAATCTATGCTCGCTACATTCGTTCGAGCACTCGAGGTTGATGCCGGTGCTTTTACTGGGATGGCACTAATTACTGCTGTCGGATTTCTGGCCAGCTTCATTATGGGATCCAGCGGAAAGTTTATCGCAATGGCCACCGTGATGACTCTAGCGTTTGGTACTAAGTATTTCCTCTGGTTCTTCGCAGTTGAATATGCCGGTTACCTTCTCAGTCCTGCGCACAAGTGTGTGATGATAGGCAATAAATACTTTGGTACGCCGCTCTGGTCTTATTATAAGACGATCGGTGCCTGGTGTACACTACTTTTAGCTACCGCTGCATTATTTACATTCCTATGAAAAAACTGACATTGATCGCAATGCTAATGGCTGCCTCGGCTTTTGCTGCAGAGCAGCTTAATGAAGTTCGAGTCGTTGCAAATCGCAATGCTCCCTTTTCTTCTGCTGGAGAATACGGCCAGCCAGAATGGACGTTGACCAGGAAATTTCCTAGTACTCGGGTCTACGTGATGACTCCTCCGAAAGCAGTCATCTACGAGAAGTGGTTCGATATACGCGAACGCCAGAACGGACCTGTCCAGGTACGTATGCGCGACGAGTTCGCCTTCGGCCTGGGTAATCGCCTCGAGCTTGACCTGTATGCTCACACGGTCTACGACGGTCCCGAGAACAAGAAGCAGTTCGGCTGGCGTGGATTCAGTTGGGAGGTTCGTTATGCTCTGGCCGATTGGGGCAAGATCTTCGGCAATCCTACACTGTACTTTGAGCACAAGCTCCTGAATGGCCAACAAGGAATTGAACCGAAGCTGTTGCTCGGAGACCGTATCGGCAAGACTGACTATATCTGGGGACTGAATGCCATCTACGAGGCGAACATCGCAGACACCAAGGAAGCTCAGGAACGTGAGTACGCAGCCACTCTCAGTATTGCAAAGGTATTGACGAAGCATGTCACACTGGGAATCAGCACCATGTACCGCTACAATGACTATGAAGGCGGATTCCATGAATGGTATGTCGGTCCTAATTTCCAGTACAAGATCAATTCTGCGGCTCATCTGAGCCTAGAATATATGCCCAGATTGCTGAAAGATGGGTATGACAGCCGATCCTTCATAATCTTCGCCTGGCGATTTTAATAAATAGAGAAGCAACCTTAAACTAACATGGCAATCAATTATACCTGGAAACTCACCTCGCTGAAGAAGCGCAACTCCGGATCACTCAATGGGGTGGTCTTTCAGACATACTGGCAGAAGACTGGAACCGACGAGAATGGCAACACTGGGTCTTTCTCCGGTGCAACTCCGTTCGATCCTGCTCAGGTCGATCCCAACAGCTTCACTCCATTCGATCAGCTAACCGAAGAGACGGTGCTAGGCTGGATTCAGGGCATCGTCACTGGCTCATACGAGGAGCATGTCAACGAGCAGATCCAGCGTCAGATCGATGAGAAGGTCAATGCGTCCGAAGAAGTCGGATCAGGCAAGTTCCCATGGGATCCTGAGCCGACTGAACAGCCTGCAGCTCCAACAGTTCCTCCAGCAACGCCTCCTCCAGCAGGCTAAGGCAGTCTAGCTAATTCTGCGAGCCCTTCCATTCAGAAAGGGCTCGCTTTGCTTTGATATAAATAGGACAATACTATGGCACTACCGAATTTTGGAGCAGGAGTTTCACTTTCGATGCAACAGGTTAACACCGAACTTGGTGTTAGTCCTAATACCACGCAGATCTCTCTGAACCAATCTACAGTTCGAGCATTGTTTCAGAAAACGACCGCCGGTAGCGCTGTTAGTTTGTTCGATGGATTCGGAAAGAGTAGCGCAGTAGCAGCATCCGTCAGTTCTTATACATCAACTCCAAGTTACAGATGCTTATGGTATAACTTCGATAACGAGATAAGTTGGTATTTAAATGCCGGGACTGGAAATATCACGATCACGCTTCAAAGAGCACCTATATCTAGCTGTACTTGGGCAGACGCGGCGAATTTGGGTACATATAATGCCCCGGGATGGATCAATGTTGATGCAAACAACTACGTCAATTACAGCCAAAATATGGCTTTTAGGCTTAAGATGGTGAATAGCGTAGGTACTACATATTCTCCCGGCATCGGGGTAGTTTGGATGACTTGTAATGAATTTGACTATTGCAGCCAAAACGGCCCAGATTGCAATGATAACGGAACTTGGGGATGCCATAATTGTTCTGAAACATGCAATTGCAATCCGTGTAGCTATGATTGCAATTGCGATAATAGCTATGGATATGGCACCGGTGGCTGTTCGTGCGATCCGGGTGCTTGCGATTACTGTAATAATTCTCAGAATTATGAATGCACTGGATGTTGTACCGGCTGCTGCGATGAGAATAACGAAAACTGCACTTGCGACTGCTCTTGCAATTGTAGCTGGGTATCTAATCCAAATTATCCATGCTTAAATGGTCAAGTTACATGCTCGGAAGATTGCTACTGCCCGTGTGGAAATAGCTGCGGGAATGGTGATCGCTATACATGCCAAGAGCAACAGGGTCCCGAGTACAGCAGTTCATATAGCGCTTGCTAAATAATTTTAATTATGATTAATCCAGTACCAGAACAACCTACCAATCAGAACTCCGCTCTTACTGTGGAGAAATTTGAAGAAATCAAGTCTGCACTTGCAGAAGAAAATATATCTGAATTTCCATCAGCATTTCAGTTGGCAAGAAATCTATTGAAACAAGCATGGACGTCTAGCATTGACGCCGCTAAAGGGAAACCTTTTCTAGCAACTGCAGAAAAAGCCGCGGCGCGTATGGATATATGTAAAGCCTGTCAATTTTTTCGGGAACCGCGTTGTACTAGATGTGGGTGTTTCATGGATAAGAAAGTCCACTTTGAAAGTTCGCAGTGCCCGGTAAACAAATGGGGGCCTTCTCTACAAAAAATGTATCCGGCTGAGATTGCACAGAAAAATTTCGACAGTCCGCATCGTGCGATGCCGGATCTTGATATTTACAAGGAATTTTCAAAAGAAGATGCTGAAGCAATTGATCGTCTTGCTACACAAGCCTTAAAGTTTGACGGACGATTTGCCTGGAAAGAAATGCAATTTAGAGCCGTTATAGGCCCTGATGGTGTTCGTAGGATTTCTCAATTGCAACCAAACGCCTCAGTAATAAAAGGTCTCCCAAATCATCAAAATCTTTCAATACCGGAACAATTGGAATTTAGTCGGCTCTTGGTGAAGCATCAATCGCCGAGCGAAAATAAAGTATTTGCATACAAATCTCAGTATTTTTACTTGACGCCGCGTACAGACTCAAATGGTAAACCGGGGCGATTTATGATACGCGTATTAGATCCAAATAATCTTCCTCCAGGAATAACACTACCGGATATTACCACGATTGCGCCTAATTCATAATTATGACTATTTCGGATCAAGAACAATTTCGTTTGCTTGTCGAAAAGCATAAAGCTGACGATGAGCAAAAGACATTTTTCTTCAAAGACAAGTATTATACGCTTAAGCGCGACGAGTATAATCCATTAAATTGGGTATTAATACCCATGACGTTGGAAAAATACAATAGTATGATAACGGGAATTCCGTTAAACATAACAACACTTCCGCCTGCACCTGAAATAAGTCCATCTTCTTAATATGCCTACCCTCGTTTTCGGACTGAATTCTGCTGAAGAACAGCAACAATTCAATACCTTGTTAGAAACTGCAAAGACCACTTCCGGCAATATTGCATCGTTTGCTTTTCAGGATAAGTTTTTTAAGATCGTCAGGAATACACAATTTCCAGAAACGAACGATCCTTGGTTGTTATATCAAATTACTAAGTCCGAATTTGATCAACTTTCGAGTTAAAGATAATAGCCAAATACTAATATGGCCAATCCTTCCTCACGCCAGCAGCTCATCGATTACTGCCTTCGCTCACTAGGAGCTCCGGTCATTGAGATCAACGTCGATGACGATCAGGTGGAGGATCGTATCGATGAGGCACTGCAATTCTATCAGGAGTATCACTCGGATGCCGTCATCCGCACATATACCAAGCACCTGATCACATCTACCGACGTCACGAACAAGTACATCGATCTTCCTGAGAGATACTTGTTCGTCTCTCGTATATTCCCGATGACGAACAACTCATCGTCATCCTCTGGAATGTGGTCAGCACGTTATCAGATGCACTTAAATGACGTGTACGATCTGCAATACGCAGGTGCTCTGGTCAACTACGAGATGACTCGCCAGTTCCTGGAGATGCTGGATATGCAGCTGAATGGAGTACCTCCGGTCCGCTTCAACCGTCACATGAATCGCCTTCACATCGACGTCGACTGGACACGCACGATCATCGAGGGGGATTACATCATGATCGACGCGTATTCGACCGTCGACCCGACGACGTACACCGACATCTACAACGACATGTTCCTGAAGAAGTATGCCACCGCGCTGATCAAGCGCCAGTGGGGCATCAACCTCAAGAAGTTTGAGGGAATCCAGCTTCCAGGCGGAGTCACGATGAATGGCCAACAGATCTATCAGGAGGCGATCGAGGAGATCAAGCAGCTTGAGGATGAGATGGAGGCAAAGTATGAGAAACCTGTCGACTTCTTTGTAGGATAATTCAAATGCCGAGAAACGTCTACTTTTCACAGACGGTACGCTCGGAACAGAACCTCTATGAGGATCTGATCATCGAGTCCCTGAAGATCTACGGTCAGGAGGTCATGTACCTTCCTAGACACATGGTCTCGCGCGACATGGTCCTTAATGAGGCCATCGAGTCTAAGTTCAGTGATGCGTATTCCATTGAGATGTACCTGGAAAGCGTGGATGGATTCGAGGGTGACGGTTCTCTGATGAGCAAGTTCGGTCTTGAGATTCGCGATCAGGCTACCTTCGTGGTAGCTAAGAAGACCTGGGAGAAGCTGGTCGGATTCTGGAACAACGGCATCATCTCGAATCGTCCAGCTGAAGGTGACCTGATCTATCTTCCGATGTCGAAGGGTCTGTTTGAGATTAAGTTCGTCGACCACCAGTCCCCATTCTACCAGTTGTCGAAATTTCCAGTCTACAAGCTACGTTGCGAGCTCTTCGAGTACTCCAACGAGGAGATCAAGACCGGGGTCAGCGAGCTTGATGCACTATCACGATCTTTTGCCACAGAATATGTCTTCAAGATTGGCAACTCGAATGGCACTCAATTTGAACTCGGTGAGACTGTCACGCAGATTCTTTCTCCTGCCTCCGGAGGTATCGCTGCTAAAACCATCTCGGCTCAGGTGCTACGATTTGAGGATATCAATGTCGCAGGTCAACTCAACCTCTATCTGGGACTGGTGACTACTAATACAGGAGACTACAACGAGTTCCAGGTCACGGAAAATCAGATTGGCAAATTGATCGGGCAGACATCCGGAGCGCAGTGGGATATTCTGCAGGCATACACGATTGCGACCGAAGCCGCGGATCGTACCTTCGTGAACAGCAACCAGCAGGCACAGAATCGTGCCTTCGAGCTCGAGTCAAATGAGATCATCGACTTTACGGAACATAATCCGTTTGGAGAAGTCTCTAGGGAGAACTGAGAATGTTCCAGGGCCACTTCTACCACGCCACAATTCGCAAGGTCGTTTCAGTATTTGGAACGCTCTTCAATAACATTTCTGTTGTCCGTAAAGATTCCAGCGGTAAGGTCGTGAACATCACACGAGTCCCACTGGCGTATGGACCAAAACAGAAGTTCCTGGCCAGACTCGATGAGCAGCCTAACTTGGATGCTAGCAAGGTAGCAATCAAGCTTCCTCGCATGTCATTTGAGATCATTTCTCTGACTTACGATGCCAGCATAAAGACGAATCGAAACAATCTGATCGAGGTCATCTCCGCGGATCCGAATCAGAAGAGCGTGGTCCGTAATTATGCCCCATACCGAATGGGGCTGCAGTTGTCGATCATGGCGAAGAACCAGGATGATGCTCTTCAGTGTCTGGAGCAGATCCTTCCACACTTTCAGCCAGAGTACACTGTCACTATCAAGGATCTGGATTCACTGAATGTAAAGACTGACATGCCGTTCGTACTGACCGGAGTTCAGATGAACGAGGACTACGAAGGAGATTTTGTTCAGCGCCGGGCGATCATCTATACACTGGATTTCGAGACACGCCTACGATTCTACGGGCCAGTCTCCAAGCGCGCGGTCATCAAGGTTGCTGACGTTGAGCTTGCTGCTCCGGGAGCAGGACGTGACAGCATCACTGTTCAGGTCGATCCTTCCTCGGCCACCGAGAATGACAATTACACTGTCACTACTTCGATCGACTTCCTGGAGTTCACTAATACTTTTAACATCACGGTAAATTCCGGTGTCGGAAACTTTACGAATGGAGAAATCGTCACCGACAGCATGACTGGAGCCACTGGTATCGTGACATCATTCTCTGGAAATGTCGTGGTCGTTGAGAATGCTGACGGCGTCTTCCGAGGCGGAGATACTTTGGTCGGAGGGACTTCTGGTATCTCTAGGTCAATCACGAACGTCGCCGGAGTCTATCCTCCGTTTCTTCTAGATCCTTAAGCTAACCTCTCTTCGTCATGACCAATAAATCAGAAGAGTTGATCAAGCAGCTGGAGAAGAACATGCCGGCTCCTCCGCCGCCTCCCAAGAAGGGAGACATACAGGATGACTACGAGTTCTCTCGTGAGACATATCGAAACCTTGTGGCAAAGTCAAACGAGGCGATCGAGCAGATGCTGAATCTGGCTATGCAGTCAGAACACCCTCGTGCCTTCGAGGTCCTCAGCAACATGCTGAAGAACACTTCAGACATGACCGACAAACTCATGACTCTACAGAAGGCCAAGAAGGACATCGAGAAGAAAGATGATGCGGATCCTGCGAAGCCAGCACTGACTCAGAACAACCTTTTCCTCGGATCAACCACTGATCTACAGAAGCACCTGATCGAAAAACTGAAGGAGCAGAATGTCACAGCCGCAGAACAGCCAGATGTACGTCAAGAACGCTGATCTGGGGTACTTAGGCAACCCGCAGGTTAAGCGCGATGGTGTACAGCAGAAATTCACTGAGGAAGAGATCTCGGAGTACCTGAAGTGTATGAAGGATCCGGTGTACTTCGCGAAGACGTACGTCAAGGTGATCTCGCTGGACCGCGGTCTGGTACGGTTCGAGCCGTATCCCTACCAGGATCGGATGTTCAGGCACTTCAACGAGAATCGGTTCTCCATCGTTCTGGCATGCCGTCAGTCTGGTAAGTCCATCAGTTCAGTCATCTACCTGCTCTGGTTCGCGCTGTTCTCTCCTGACAAGACCATTGCCATCCTGGCCAATAAGGCTGCCACGGCTCGAGAGATGTTGGCGCGCGTCACCCTGGCCCTGGAGAACCTGCCATTCTTCCTTCAGCCTGGTTGTCGAGCACTGAACAAGGGATCCATCGAGTTCTCGAATAACTCTCGAATCGTCGCCTCCGCTACCTCAGGATCATCTATCCGTGGTATGTCTGTAAACCTTCTGTTCATGGACGAGTTTGCCTTCGTTGAGAACGCCACGACCTTCTACACCTCGACGTATCCAGTAGTTTCGTCCGGTAAGACCTCTCGAGTCATCATCACTTCAACGGCCAACGGTGTCGGCAACCAGTTCCACAAGATCTGGGAAGGTGCTGTACAAGGCGTCAACGAGTTCAAGCCCTTCCGCGTAGACTGGTGGGACGTGCCGGGTCGTGATGAGAACTGGAAGAAGCAGACCGTCTCCAATACGTCAGAACTGCAGTTCGAGCAAGAATTCGGTAATTCGTTCCATGGAACGGGCAATACTCTGATCAATGCTGAAACGCTATTGGGGCTGAAGGCAGCCTCTCCAATCTATCGGCAGAATAACGTCTGCGTCTACGAGAAGCCGATCTCCGACCACAACTATGTGATGTGTGTGGACGTGGCGAAGGGGCGAAACCAGGACTATTCTACGTTCTCAGTCATTGATGTGACAGCTAAACCATTCAAACAGGTGGCGACATTTCGAGATGCGCTAGTGTCTCCTCTGATTTTTCCTGATACGATCTACAAGTACGCGAAGACGTACAACGATGCCTACATCGTAGTGGAGAACAACGACCAGGGGTCTGTGGTTTGTAATGCTCTGTATTACGACTTGGAATACGAGAACATGTTCGTCGAATCGACCGTGGCGAATGGTTCAATTGGACTGACAACGACCAAGAAGACCAAGAGGATCGGATGCTCTAACCTGAAGGACCTAATCGAGGGAAAGAAGCTGCTGATCGCTGATGCAGATACGATTGCAGAGCTTAGCACATTCATTGCTGAGGGTCAGTCGTATGAGGCTTCCGAAGGAAATCATGATGATACCGTCATGGCACTGGTCGTGTTCGGCTGGTTCGCAGCAACTGACCTCTTCATTCAGATGTCCAGCATGGATGTTCGAGACCTTCTTTACGCAGACCGTCTGAAACTAATTGAAGAGGATGTCACGCCGGTCGGAGTGATGGGCAACCTGGAGCCTGAGACCAAGAAAGATGGTACCGAAGTCGATAAAGACGGAAATGTGTGGTATGAAGCAGCTACTCCAATATACTGAAGAAGTGCTCTGTAATAAATAGAAGCATTGATAATCCGTATTATGCTTCACATCAAACCTCAACTTTGAGAATCTAATCCAATGGCATTCCAAGTATCACCCGGAGTTCAGGTCAAGGAAATTGACTTGACGAACGTCGTTCCGGCCGTTTCTACCTCAATCGGTGGATTCGTCGGAGCTTTCAGCTGGGGTCCTGCCGAGGAAATCCGTACTGTCTCGAGCGAGAAAGAGCTCGTAAACACATTCGGTTCCCCGAACGACACCACAGCAAAATCATTTTTCACTGCCGCTTCATTTCTGAAGTACGCCACTGCCTTGAAGGTAGTTCGCGTAGTTCCGGATGGAAGTGGCGGATCAACTACTGCAAAGAATTCGACATCGGGTTCCGGCGGTAACATTGGATTGCTTATCAAGAACCGTCAGTCATACGAAGATTCGTATGAAGGTGGTGCGGCTAACGTAGGAGTCTGGGGTGCCAAGTTCCCCGGAGTTCTCGGCGATTCGCTTCGAGTTGAGGTTTGCTCGAGCTCGGCTGCCTTCGGCGCCTGGACAACTACCGTAAATGGTGCCGTTATCAACTATGCATCAAACTTTGATGCTGCTCCTGGAACTAGTGCATTCGCAGCTCAGTATGGAGCGTCAAACGATGAAATCCATATCGTCGTTATCGACGAGGATGGACTGATCAGCGGAACAAAGGGTCAGGTTCTTGAGAAGTTCGCCTTCGTTTCCCAGGCCTCTGACGCGGTCAAGGCGGACGGCACTTCAAACTACTACAAGAACGTCGTCAATACCGAGTCAAACTATATCTACTGGCTCGACCACTTTGATGCTCCAGACGGCCAAGCGCTAATTATGCCAAATTCTGGAGAAGCAGCTTCCGCTGGAATCTCATTTGGAACGGAATCGACCGTCAAAGGTTATTCGTTATCAGGCGGAGCGAATGGTTCTACAGTCGGTACATCACAGCTGAGCACCGGAATTGACGTCTTTGCTGATGCAGAAACAGTTGACGTTAACCTGCTGTTCTCCACGAATGATGCTAACGGAGCTAATACGATTGCTGAAAAGCTAATCTCTGTTGCCAATGCTCGCAAGGATATTGTGGTCTTCGTATCGCCTCCAACCGAGGATACAGTCGGAACAGCAACTCCTGCTGCTGATGTCAAGACTTGGGCAGATACGCTCACTTCGACGTCGTATGCGGTGATTGACAGCACGGCAGTTAAGGTCTATGACAAGTACAACGATGTCTATCGCTGGATTCCTGCATGCGGACACGTTGCTGGTCTCTGTGCTTATACTGACAACGTTGCTGATGCCTGGTTCTCACCAGCCGGTCTGAATCGCGGTCAACTCCTTGGCATCACGAAGATCGCCTTCAATCCAAAACAGGCTGATCGTGATACATTGTACAAGGCCCGCATCAATCCGATCGTCTCCTTCCCAGGTCAGGGAACTGTCCTCTATGGAGACAAGACTGCTCTGGCTAAGCCATCAGCCTTCGATCGTATCAACGTCCGTCGCCTGTTCATTGCACTTGAAAAGTCAGTCGCTACTGCGGCTAAGTTCCAGCTGTTCGAGCTGAACGACGAGTTCACCCGCGCAATGTTCCGCAATATGGTCGAACCATTCCTGCGTGATGTTCAGGGCCGCCGTGGTATCACCGACTTCAAGGTGGTCTGCGATGAGACTAACAACACAGGCGACGTAATCGATCGCAACGAGTTCCGTGCTGACATCTACATCAAGCCAGCACGTTCAATCAACTTCATCACTCTGAATTTCATCGCCACTCGCACTGGCGTCGATTTCTCCGAGCTGGTTGGAAAATAATAACCACTAACCAAAGGAGAACCCTATCATGGCTAACTTAGGTATTAATGACTTCAAGGCGAAGCTGGTCGGTGGCGGAGCACGCAACAACCTGTTCAAGGTCACCGCAAACTTTCCTGCCTATGCTGCAGGAAATGTTGAGCTTGCTTCCTTCCTGATCAAGGCTGCTCAACTGCCTTCATCACTGATCGCCCCAATCACGATCCCATTCCGCGGTCGTCAACTCCAGATCGCTGGAGACCGTACGTTCGAGGCATGGGGCGTGACTGTAATCAATGACACCGACTTCCAGCTTCGCAATGCTTTCGAGCGCTGGATGAACGGCATCAATGCTCACGCTGCAAATACTGGAGAGACCAATCCCGCTCAGTATATGGCCGATCTGGCAGTCGAGCAGCTCGACCGTCAGGGCCAGGTCCTCAAGCGCTACGATTTCCGCGGCTGCTGGCCTTCAGCGGTCTCAGCAATCGATGTGAGCTACGACTCAGAGAACACGATCGAAGAATTCGGCGTCGAATTCCAGGTCACCTACTGGGAAAGTAACACGACGAACTAAGGTTCGTTTTTCTCTAATAAATATGGCGTGGGAGCGAGTCTTCGGATTCCTCCCACGCCTTTCTCTTAGACTGAACTGTTATATCATATGCCTCTCCAATTCTTCGGATTCACATTAGACAGAGTTAAACCTGGTCAGGATAGAGACCTGCTTCGTCAGAAGAATCAGGAAGAGCAGCCGGCGTCATTCGTTCCGCCGACGTCGGACGATGGTTCGACAGCGATCGCAGCAGGTGGATACTATGGTCAGTATCTGGACCTCGAGGGCGATGCAGCAAAGACGGATGTCGACCTGATTCGCAAGTATCGCATCTCTGCAGAACAGCCGGAGTGCGACATGGCGATCGAGGACATCGTCAACGAATCTATCATCCATGAGGAACACGAGGCTCCTGTGGACATCAATCTGGACGACCTGGAACAGCCTAACTCGATCAAGAAAGAGATCAAGGCGGAGTTTGATCGGGTTTGCCAACTTCTCAATTTCAATCTCAATGGCCAGGATATCTTCCGTCGCTGGTACGTTGACGGCCGGCTATATTTCCATATCATTGTCGATGAAGAGAACCGTGACGAGGGTATTCTCGAGTTGCGCGCCGTCGATGCTCTGCGCATCCGCAAGGTTCGTGAGATCAAGGAAGAGACAGATTCTGTCACCGGTGCCAAGATCATCAAGACGCTGGACGAGTACTACCTGTACCAGGACGGTGGTCTGCAGAAGTCCGATGTTGGTCTGAAGATCAACAAAGATGCTGTCTGCTACGTTCCATCTGGAATCCTTGACGCTTCTCGCAAGCGTGTTCTCTCGCCTCTTCATAAGGCATTAAAGCCGGTTAATCAGCTCCGCATGATGGAAGATGCGCTGGTGATCTATCGTCTTTCCCGTGCTCCTGAGCGTCGTATCTTCTACATCGACGTCGGCAATCTGCCAAAGGGCAAGGCCGAGGAGTACATGCGTCACATAATGAACCAGTACCGTAACAAGCTGGTCTATGATGCCGTCACCGGTGAGATCCGTGACGACCGCAAGCACATGTCTATGCTGGAAGACTTCTGGCTACCACGTCGCGAAGGTGGTCGTGGAACTGAGATCAGCACTCTGCCAGGCGGCGAGAACCTGAGCCAGATCGACGACATCATCTTCTTCCAGAAGAAGCTCTATCGTTCTCTGAATGTTCCGATCTCCCGCTTAGAGCCAGATACAGGGTTCAACCTAGGCAAGTCCTCCGAGATCACCCGAGACGAGGTCAAATTCCAGAAGTTTGTTAATAAGCTGCGCAAGAAGTTCTCGGCTCTCTTCTTCGAACTGCTGAGAGTCCAGCTTATCCTAAAGGGAGTGATTACCGAAGAGGATTGGGCAGAACTCAAGGAAAGCATCCGCTTCGACTTCCGCAAGGATAACTTCTTCAGTGAAATGAAGGATGCTGAGATCCTGTCAGGAAGAATTGATCAGCTTAATGCTATCACACCATTCATTGGCACGTACTTCTCTCAGAACTGGGTGAAGCGTCATGTTCTGAAGATGACCGACGAGGACATCGAGGAGATGCAAGAGGAGATTGAGTTAGATGCCGAGATGGCCGCAGAACAGGCTCTGCAGAATCCGCAACAAGATACTGGTAGCGGTATTGAAGACATCTCTGGAAATGAACAGTTTGATCGCTCAGCCTAATTCTGAGCAACGGAATTCTATAAATAGACATTATAATTTCAATGAATAACAATCTGATTTCGATGATCGATGCTCTGCGCACAGGAAAGCCTGGTGCTGCCGAGTCGGCATTCAAAGCTGCGATGGGAGAGAAAGTCAATGCTGCGCTGGATGCTGCAAAGGTCGATGTCGCCTCTCAGATTTACAATAAGGTTTCGGAGTCAGTAGAGGAAGAAACCCTGGAGGAAGATGCCTTGGATGAAGCCGCAGTCGATGCCAAGGGGCATAAGAGTTCGACCGGCGGGCTGACTCAGAAGGGTCGCGATTACTACAACCGCAAGACCGGCGGAAATCTTCAGGCTCCTGTCACCACACCTCCTTCAAAATTGAAGAAGGGCAGCAAGGCAGCAAATCGTCGCAAGT